TAAACGTGCCCGACGATGTGTACGTCTCGGAATGATGCACGACGTTGTCAAAAGTCAAGTTGATTTTATCCGCCTTTTGCCAATAAGTACCGCTGGTGTCGTCACTGGGGGCCACCGTACCAGCCGTCATGTTAGCAATACACTCATACCGGTTGCCGTCTGTGGGGTCAATGACGACGCACCCTGCGTAGTAGTCCTGCGTGGCGTCGTACAAAAATGTCCACCCTTTCTGCGCATAAAAAGCGACGCCACTGAGTAGATTAAACGCGCCATTAAAATCTTTACGATCCGGAGCATGTCCACCTGATGCTAATGGGGTTGAGGTTGACTGCGGGAACCCGTATTCTTGTGACATTACGCCGGTGTCCGTGGCCAATGTGGACGGGATGCTGTTTTTGTCACCGTTTTTGGCAATCGGCATAGATAGCAATGTTGGGTTAGCCATTTTATATCTCCTTCCTACGTCATATCTACGATATCAAGCGGCCGAAAAACGCCTTGATTGAAAGGCTGCAGGCCGCTACCTGCAAAGCCGAATGTTGTTTCTGGGTCTACCTGGTAATACTCCCAACCGACACCTGCGCCAAGCGGCAGAAGACCATATTGTTTGAGTATCGAAAAAGACACTGTTGGGATATCATACGACAAAAAAAGCACACGTACACGCATATTACCAAGGGAAATGACCGTCGCTAGATCATCAAAAAGTTTTTTTAGCATGTATTTGAGGCTTGGCAATGTGCTATCCGCAATGTTCGCGTAGGCTTTAAGGAAAATCAGCTCTCTATACGCTTCATCCGTGAGCTCCCAGACATTCGTTGCCCCTTCCGCGTAGTAGAACGGATACGTGTTGAATGGGTTGAGGTTGGAAAATTGAAAGCCGAAAAAGTCCTCATTGTCGATGTCAATCAATCGCCCAATGCCAACAATATCTCCCCAGATATCCAGCCCCACGCCTTTGGCTGTACGCGGGTCAAAATAATCCCGATAGAATGTCTCGATGTCCGTTGTCGGGTCAATACGACGGGCAAACGCCTTAATAATCCCCTGAATGTGTGGGCTGGTCCCATACTGGCTCTGAATCGTCCGCTCCCAAAGATCCGTGAAATCAGTCATATGTCACCGCCTCCTACTCATTCATCACGACTGTGATGTTATCGAGAGAGAGAACCGGCTCCTGGTCTGCGTCCATAGTCACGCTGCTGCCTGAAGGGGGTGCGCTCAGGCCAATAGTGACGGCGACCAGATCTGACACCCCGGCCGTTTTTATCAGCGCGACAGAAAAGCTGCTTGCATAGATTATCTGGCCACAGCCGCGCCGAGTGTTGCCGCTGTTTGCATCCTGACCATAAAAATCATTGTAGACAGCGTTTTTTATATCGTTGATGATTGTCGACGGGGTCGTCGATGTCTGGTTGATCTCGACCGAGATATAGATGTCGGTTGCTGTTGGCCGCACAATCTGATACGTGTTGACGGTGCCGTCTGCGTCAGTATATGTCACAGATGTGCTGCCGTTTGTTCCACATCCGGCGTCAAGTTTGTTGTAGATTGTCTCAGCAATATCATCATTGCTGCCGCCATAAATGCATATAGCAACAGAATGAGAGATCAGTGAAACGCCCTGCTTTGTTATGGTTTCATTCGTTTTATTTTCTAACACCAAGCAATCGACCACGCCATCCAGCGCGGCCAGCGATGACTGCAACGACAGCCGACTGCCGTGAGAGTTGTTAGCTACGCTGAGCGCGCGTCGTTTCTCGAATTCCTGCCGCGTCTCAATCAGCTGCCCTGGCACGCCAGCGCTGGCATTTGTTACGGTGTCCCATCCGGCGATGACAGTGATGATCTTATTGCAGGTTTCGGCTGCTATCGTGATTGGGCCAGCGTCGACCGTCTGAAATTCGACCTCAGCGGTGCCATCAGCACCAATCGTCACAACCCCAACTGATGTCAATTTGATGCCATCATCGTTTTGGATCATAGACCCAGCAGGAATTGTAGTGCCATAAAGGCCAGTTAGCTGACACGTCACGACAGTAGGCTGAGCCACTTTCCGCGCCATGAAATAGATAGCTCCGATAGCGTCTTGGAAAATGCCGCTGGCCGTTTTGGGGTTGAATTGGTTAGCAAGCTCAAGGAATTCTGAATCCTTGGCAGTTACCAGCACGGCCTCAGAGTCAATGATTTGTCCGGCTGGAGACTCGCTTTCCGTGTTGAGCGTCGCCGTTTCGTCGCTGAATACAGCGTTCCAGTCATCAACGATGGATTGACGTATAGTAGCCGTATCATCAGCGCTCATGCCTGTCTGCGGATTAAATGTAATAGCCATGTACTCACCTCCTTAAATCTCAATCGTAACTATCTCACCACTGCTCACAGTAGCTGATATTATGCCGCGCATAGTCCGTGTCTCAGAGTCGAACGCTGTAATATCAATATCTGCTGATTTGATATTCTCGACGGCCACTGCTGCTTGGCGATACCACGAACGGACTTCTGACAAGGCCGGGATTATGCCGAGATCAACGTCAAAATGAGGGATACCTTTTGTCTGTGCAAGATAGGCATCTCTGGTAAATAAACGTGTCGCATTGGCGACGTTTTGAGCATCGCAGTATCTTCCTGCTGTCGTGCTCAAATCGCCGTTGCTGTTCAGCGTTATATCCCAATTATCATTGAGAAAAAGGCTGCGCTTTTCTGCCATGTTCAGCACCTCCTTTTATAACGGCGGACTTGTCGTACCGCCGCTATCGCCTGTATGGATGTGATTGTCAAGCGATATGCCGCCAGCGATGACGTCTCCAATGACGGTCACGCTACCGCTGATATTGACGCCGCCAGGAGCCGTGATATTGACTGCGCCGCCCTGGGTCAGCTCGATGGAGACCGTTGGCGCTTTGTTGAGGAAGCCGCCTACATAAAAGCCGTTAGCCATCGTGTTGCCTCTGAAAGAAGCAGGTTGCTGCGGCTCGGTCGTGCCTTTCTTGACATTGCTGCAGTCCTTAGTCGCGAATATGGCCAGCCCAATGTCTCCGGGGACAGGGTCAAGAATTACTGCAGCGACTCCTGCATGGTAGCGCATATATGGCAATTTGTAGAGAGTGGTCGGTGCCACAGCCTCGCCTTTGCCGGATATCTGACCGACTAGAGGAAGTACATCCACGTAACCATCTGACACGCCCACGACTTTGCAGACAATCGCTGTATTGACCTGCTCCCGGATTGCCTGCTGGATGATAAAGGAAATAGCATTGTACGGCGAATTATTATAATTGTATTTCGCGACGCCTTGGACTTCTTTTGTCTCGTCAGCCATTATTTCCCCTCCTCCAGTTTTGGATCTTCCTTGCCCTCTTCTTCCTTGAGCCAGATGGCATCAAAATCTGATGTCCATTGTGTGGTCTGGCAGTACGCAGATAATGAGTGCGTCAATTTTGTCAGTTTCCAGTACCCATTTGCTTTGGGCACAATACTCTCAATTTTGACCTGCCCGCCCAGCTTCAGTTTTGGGTTGAAAAAAGCCTTGGCCTTCACTCCGTCCTGAGTAAACGTCGGATAGCCGACCATCCCACTCGCAGCGCTCAGCAACACAGCATCGCCTCGAGGCGTTCCCCATGGCTGGATCGTGAATGTCTCATCATCAATCAAAAGCTCAACATTAATTTCAGCAGCACATTGTTGAGCTTTCTGCACCGGGCTGCCGTTGTATGTCGTATTTTTGACCGTGGCTGACACGTTATTGTTGACGAATGCAAAGCCTGCTTCTTTTGCAAACTGCTCAATGAGCGTAGCTGCATCCTGCTCGCCGTCGATTGACGTAGGAGAATCAGCCAGCTGATAGCTCCAGCCAGCTGTCATCGCCTCAATCTGAAACGACACATCAGGCACATCATTGAAATCTGGCGCGGCTGAGTTAATATCCCCCTTGAACACAATGCCCAGCTCCTGCCCTGCGATGCCGGCCTCGATGAGGATTTTGTTTTTGCGTTTCTGCAGCGGCCGGAATGCCAAAAAAGTCATTTTCTGCATATCGTCCATCTTGAGATTGTAGATTTTTATTTTCGCCGTGTTCTTCTCTGGCAGTCCGTTTTTCTGAATCTCAACCTCGGTTGCCAGCCCTTCGATGATTTTGGTATTGCCACCGCCTTCAAACTCGCCCTCTGCCAGTATGATTGTCGTTCGTATCGTTTTGATATCCATCAGTACATCAATCCTTTCGGCAGCGGCTCATCTGCAGCTACATACAGCAATATATATCGGTCATTGAACAGCTGATAGTCAGGGGCTTCGTCGGCCAGCAAATCCAAAAAATGCAGGCTGCCAGCAAATACCGAATTTGCAATATTGATGATGCTGGCACGGTTCCGGCATATAGCGCCCTGCTGGACAATCGTATCAGCAACCAGCAAATCAAGATAGGTATTACCAAACCGATAATATACGCTGATCGTGCAATTCTGGCCAGCAAGAACTACCCGCAATTTCTGTGAGGGTGTCTGCTGCAAAGGTATTTTGACCATTTCTGTCTACCCCCTCAAAATATCGCCGATTTTTCTGGCCGTTGTACGGTTATCCGATGATGCTGTGCTACTCTCAGCACTGGATGGAGTATATGTCTGCACCTCACCACAATCGACGCTGCTGGCACATGAGCCGTTTGCTGTTGAGCTGGCTGCCACTGGTGGCGGCTCAGGCTCGTTTACGCTGGATGTCGTCATCGTGGTCGGCACTTCCCGGACTTCTTTCAGCCGCAAATCAACCTGCAACACATTATGCCCCGAATGGTCATCCTTACGATAATCATAAGCCTCCAGCATAAGATTCTCGTAGCTAGCGCTCGGCGTTATGAACGTGATTTTTTCGGTGCTGTTTTTGAGTTCCGTGAGCCGATTCAGCATAGATTGAATCGTTGACGGATAGCCTTGGACGGCCAGACGGCACTTGATAGATACGGGCTCAATAACGCGGTTGTATGTAGCAAAAGATCCTTGCTCTATGGGCTCGCTCGGCAGACTGGTGCTTTCCTCAGTGCTCATCTCCATCATCGACTGGAATTCCAGCTGGCCACCTTCAGCCTTGACGATGTACTGCGGCTTTGAGGCGAACAGTGACATCAATCCGCTCGCTGAAAATATATTGCCGCCGTTGATGCTCCCGACTTTATCCTGCCAGCCTCCCATATCGATATTGGTACTTGACGGGCCGCCTGGCAAAAAATTATTGAGATTCATACCCCTCACCGCCTTTAATAACTACCGACATTATTTTGGGCTGCGTTTAGGCCGTACACCGTATCCCAACCGAATTTTCTACCATCCTGGACGCCATGCACATTGATTTCGCCGACGCTCACCGTTGTATTTGTGTTGGTCGTATTCCCAGCACCACCAATCGCTGAGCTGACATATCGGTTGGTTAAGTCGTGGTTGATGAATGCACTCTCACCCGTGATCATCGCCTTGAATGCTTGCCATTTACCTACAGCCCAATCAATGGCCCCGCCGATAGCGCTCATGATGAATGACGCAAAGTCGCTGATTGCGCCTTTCACGGCTCCCAGAATTCCAATGACAGAGCTCTTGAGCCACTCCCATTTATCATTGATCCATTTGATGGCTCCGTTCCAGATATCCTCAAAGAATTTGCAGACATCACTCATTATGCGCTTGAAGTTTTCTGGGTCGCCGAACATTGCCCGCCACAAATCCTCAAACATGGATTCGCCAGTCGTTACCCATTTATATAGATCCATCAGCACTGCGATTATCAGCATGATGACTGCAGCGATAGGATTTGCAAGCATCAAAGCTGCAGCTCGTACAAAAATTTTTGCAATGCCTAGCACAGCAGAGCCAAAAATTTTTAGTACCCCAGCAATACTGGTAAACACTTTTATGATGGCTGATCCCGCAGGAATCAATACCGTTCTGACTAATCCAGCAAATACGAGAAGTCCTGCGCCAATCATTACAAAGCCGGAATTTTCTCCGATAGTATTACCTAACGAGCGCAATGTTTCGGCTGCTTTGTCCGTAAACTCCCAGAACATAGTGAGATATTCATCAAACTTCTTTTTGGCATCTTCGGGATTGCCAAAAATTGCGGCCCATGTCTCGCCCCATTCAGACTCTTTACCGTTCATCCAGCCCCACAAATCCTCAAGAGCAATGGCCAGCAATATGAGCGCAGCTATGATCCAGGTTATGGGGTTTGTCAGTAGTGCCGCAAATAGTCTCCCGATGGCCGGAATAAGCAACGCCGTAATCAAGCCAGCCAACAACGTGAAAAATATTTTTACAGTTGTTTGATTCTCCCGCAGAAAAACGACAAGCTTTGTCATCCAGTCGACCACCGTTTTTAGAGCAGGAACGATTCCTCTGAAAACGCTAGCGGCCAGCGCCATAAAAGCCTGTTTAGTATCATCGATTGCGTCGTTGAATTCCCCTGTGACACGCGCATCTTCCTTGGTATATACTCCAAGCTCCTTCTGATGCTGAACAAGATCACGAACGCCATCACGTCCTTGCTGTAGCAGCATAATAGTGCCCGAATCAAGCCCAAGGCTGGCTCCGAAGCCCATAGCCTCAGCTTTGGACATTGTCTGCATCTTGTCGGCTATTTCTTCCATAACCTGAAAAGCGTCACGCTGGCGGCCGACCTCGCCAGGATCGATACCAACAGCTGCTAATACATTGCCTGCCTTAGATTTGCCCATGGTGGCCATTTTCGACAGCTGCGTCGTGAGGGATTTTACTGAGCCTTGGAACCCTTCAATACTGCCGCCGCTGCGCGCAGCCGCTTCGCTCCATGCATGCATCTCCTCAATATTGACGCCTAGAGCGTCCGAGAATTTACCCATGGAATCTGCAGCAGACAAGTATTCGCTAAATGCACTGGTGACACTATAAACGCCAGCGAATGCGGCCGTTAAGCCACCAAGCATGGAGGTTATTTTCGACACGCCACCACTGATGGCATCCGTGGCCTCAGCCATGCCTTTTTTTGCCTTGCTGCCATCAATACCAAGCGTTATCATCAACTCATCTATGATTGTCGCACTCATTATTTCACCTCCACCACCCGGCGCTCATTGTAGTTATTGACTAAGTAGACCTCGTACAGGTCTAGCATATCTTCGTAGGAATAAATAGTCTGCAGCTCGTACAGGGTAGCATACCCGCTCGATATCACTACCCCTACAAGCCCAGGAACAGTCGGGTACTCAATTAGCCCCGGCGTTTTATCGTTGCTGAAACTTCGTTGAATCCGTCTAATGGCGTTTGACCGCCGTTCTGAAAAAAATTGTTGATTTTAAAAACCTCCGCCCGCAGCTTGAATATCGTTATCGGGTTTTCGATAAATCCGTCCACGTTGTCAGGCGTCAGCTGAGTTTCGACGTTTCCATTCTTGCGGGAAATGCACGTGAGCATCTCATCGAGAAGCTCCTGTACTTTCTCAAATGGCTGGTTAGCCAAAGCCCCCAGCAATGCCAGCGGGTCCTGCAGGGTTTCCACTTTTGCCTGACCACCAAGCAGCAGGATCAGCTTGTAAAAAAGCGCTCCCCTTGGGAAGCGCTCATCTGTTTAACCTTGAATTCTTTCTGCTCGCCGCCATCTTCCATGCGTACGATATTTTCTTTGCGCATACATTACCCCTCCACGGATTTGTTCTGGAAATGGAACGTCCAGGTCGTCGGGTCCAGAATTTTCTTGCCATCCGGCAAGTCCTTTGCACTCTGCAGCACGCCATGCGAGTACGTAATTCTCTTTCCGATAGATGGCAGCGAGATGACCATGTTGACCTCATACACTGTGTGATTCGTCTCCATGGCCTGCTTCAGCAGCGTCAAAAACTGCAGTGACGGGCTGGATGCTTCAAGATGAATCGTGACGGCCTTGATGGTTGGCACCTGACCGGCAACCATCTGCCCATCGATACCGATGCGCGTTTCAGCTACCTGATCATCCTCGCCCTCAAACGATGTATCTGCGGCAAACTGCTGCAAGGTCGTGCTGAACAGCGAGCACTGCAGGGACACGACGGCATTTGCGCTAGTAATATCCATGCTCATTTTTTATTCCCTCCCTTACAGAATAGCCGTGCTGGCCACATCAACCTTGTTGATGCTGCCGCCATAGGTGTAGTATACGGAAATATTAGGCGACTGACGGCCTACGCGAACCGCTGCGCCTGCGTCTTCCACCAGCACCGCATAGCCATTTGTGAAAAGCTCGGTCGACAAGTCTTTGCCGGTCTCGTTGTAGACCTTTGCTTTCTGTTTTTCGGACATCGAAACGCCTTGGTCGACAGTACCGTTATTAAGAGCCCGATTGATGGGGTCCTGCAGCCATGCACGGATGAGGCTGTAACCTCTTTCATTATACGGAACACGCCCGTTAGAGGTCAGGCCGTTCATGATGGATACCTGCATCACATTCTTAAACCATACCGTGTTGATGAATGCGTCAATGTAGCCATAATCACCGTACATCTGGGCATCATAGAAGAACGTGAAATCATCATTGCGAGTCGCGAAGTTCCCCATGTAGGAGACGCCCTTGGCTTTGAGCAGGTCTGCGTCGGTCTGATTTGTTACCGTTGCAGCTACGCCGTCAACCTTCTTAAATGCATAGTTGATGGTCCCCTGATAGCGCTCCCAGTTAACCGAAGCAATGGAGCCCAGAACAAACGTGGCCACATTGACATTATCATAGACAAGAGCCGTCGCGCCATACTCCGCCTCTTCGATTTTGTCTGCGATGGTGGTGCTGCTGCCCTGCACAAGGAGGGCAGCCTCAGCCGTCCAGCCGACATACAGATATTCGATGCCCTGAGAAGATGCCCATGCGGAAAGCCCGAGGTGTTCGGCCTGGTCTGCCATGTACAAGGTCGTGAAACTCACCCAATTCTGGGTCTGTTCCTTGATGAGAGCCATATTTTCCGTGGTGGTCAGTGCATCACTGCCCTGGGACAATACTGCACCTGCATCGGCTGTAAATCCCAGCAATTCGGCCACTGTACCGCTGGCATAG